ATCCTTTGTTAAAGAAAACACTTGAAGGTGTTCCTATGAGTGATGATTTGCAGAAGGAATTTAATGATACTTATGGAGCTTTAGTTCCACCTATAGGGCCATCTGCTAGAGCAACATTAGGAGGGCCAACAAAATCAATAACAGTTAATTATCCATACCCAATACATCTAAAAGAGTACGGAATCAAGATGACTAAGAATCAAGAACTTGTCAGCATCCCTATCAATATCATTCTTGAAAAACATGTAAGAGATAACAAGACAGGAGAAGGTCGAAGATTCATTGATGCTGCTAGGTCATTAATGAATAGTACGGTTTATAAGAATCTTGCTGCCGATCCTGTAACTACAACAGATGTCACTGTTAAAGGTGGTGATAAATCTCCAAAAGAAATCACACAAATGCCTCAATATTTAATGATGAGACAATTGAAAAAGTTTTACGAGGTAAGCACAATTGACGCTATAAGAAGAAGCAAGACTAAGGCCGCCGCTGTCTGGAGAGAAAGAGAAGAGAAGTTTGAATTACACCAGGCGGAAAAAGCAAAAGAAAAAGCTGATGCAGTTTTAGGAGCTTTTTAGCAAAAAAACACAAAATAAGGCACAATAGGGCTACATGGTTGTTGAGTATTACAGGATCGTATGGCCCAGTCTTATGTAACTTTCACAGGGAATGGGTCTTCCACTGGCCCTATCACTCTTGGTTTTAATTATATCCTTAAGTCTCATGTAAAGGTTTATCAGGCCAGGGATATTCTGGCTAATACTGGAGTTTTATTAGCAGAAACGAATGATTACACTTTTAATGCTGCTGGTACGCAGATTTCAATGGTTTCTGCTCCTGCTAATGGAGTAGTAATTACGGTAGAAAGACAGACACCGAATGATGATCAGATTGTTCCTTATGCAGATGGATCAAACTTAATTGCAGATTCGTTAAATAATTCAGATAAACAAACTCTTTTTTGTACCCAGGAATTAGAAGATCGCCAGGAACTAAGTGCTGCTAAGGCTGATGCTGCTAAGACAGCTTCAGAAACAGCTACAAATGATGTCGCAACTCTGACTGCAAACTATTTCAAGAGAGATGGAACCCTGCCAATGACAGGGGCACTACAGTTAGGAACAAACAAGATAACAGGAGTAGGCGATCCAACTAACGCACAGGACGCAGTAACAAAAGCATACCTAGAACGTAGTGGTAGTATAGCTTCTGCTCAAATCGTAGATGGGACAATTGTTAATGGAGATATAGCGAATACAACCATTACAGGAGGAAAGTTAGTAAACGATACTATTACAGCAAATCAAATAGCATCTAACGCTATTACAGCTAATGAGTTAGCAGACAATTCTGTAGTAACAGCTAAATTAGCAGCAGACGCGGTGACATCTGGGAAGCTAGCAGACAACTCCGTTGTCAATGCTAATCTAACTACAGATTGCGTATCTAGTGATAATCTTGCAGATAATGCGGTAAGAACAGAGCAGATAACTGATGGACATGTCACTACAACTAAGATTGCGGACGCTGCAATAACTTCTTTAAAAATAGCCAATGCTACTATCCTCACAGAGGATATAGCTGATGGTCAAATTACTCAGGCTAAGTTAGCTAATAGCAATGTAATTAACTCAGCCCAAATACAAGATAATGCGGTAACAGTTGCAAAGATTGCTGATGCAGAACTCACAACTCTTGCAGGGATGCAAGCTGCTACGGCTTCAAAGCTTGCAAGTAGTACTGCTCTTACTTCAGATATTGCAGACCTTAACCAGATTGATGGACTAACAAAACAGACAACAATCTCTGATAGTGACGCTTCATTCCCTACGTCTGGTGCAGTTGTTGATTATGTCGCTGCACAGATCGCACCTTTAGGTGGATTGGAAGTTGTAGCGACTGAGGTTGCTTTCCCTAATACTCAGCCTGCATCTGGTGTAGTTATTTCGATTAGTGATGCCGGTGGAGTTGTTGTTAATGGATCAGGAGTTAGTACAACAGGTCGAACATCTGGTGGTGCAACGGTAACGATTAATGGATTCCCTTCCAGTCTTCAGGGAGAAACTTTAGCTGCTGGTGTTGGCTTGATGGTCAGTTCTACTGGCTCTAGTCAAACTTATAACTACCATAAGATCCTTGGAAAAGAAGATGATATTAAACAGTTATCTGATGATATAAATGATTTCAACGAAAGGTATCGTGTAGAGAATACATTACCTGCTGCTAATAGTTCAACGAACCATAACGGTGATTTGGTCTGGGCTAAAGATGTTGGAAAGATGTATGTCTACAATGGAGATTACAATGGTACTCCAGTAGGAAGTTTTGGTGAAGTTCAATCCATTGGTAATTTCTATATATCAACTTTAAGTCCTGCATTTAATGGAACCCTTCAAGATTTCACGATTACAAATGCACCTTCTAGTGCAGAACAAATCCTTTTAAGTATTAATGGTGTTCTTCAACGTCCAAACGCAGGTAATTCCACACCATCAGAAGGGTTTGCGTTAAGTGGAAGCACAGTAAAGCTTGCTGCTGCACCAGCCAACACAGACAACTACTTTGCAGTTGTTATTGGATCAACAGTTAATATTGGAACTCCAAGCAATAACACGGTAACAGAAGCAATTCTACAGAGTAATGTCGTTAGTGAAGAGAAATTAAAAGTTGGTAATTCTCCTACTAATGGGAAATTCCTACAAGCGCAATCGGGACAATCAGGAGGTTTATATTGGGAAACCGTTATTACTGATTTAGCAAGCGATACATCTCCGCAATTAGGAGGAGACTTAGATGTTAATGGTAATTCTATTGTTAGTACTTCTAATGGAAATATAGATATTGATCCAGACGGAACAGGGGATATTGTTTTACAAACTACTACTGGAGCAAAGACGCAGCTTAATGGAGTTGGTGGTGATGTTCAATTTGTTAGTGGAGTTACTAATAAAATATGTCAATGGGATTATAGTCAGGCACAGTTAGAGTTCTGGGATGGAGTAAAAGTATCTTTCGGTTCGGGTGAAGATTTAGAAATCTATTCAGCAGGAAGCGGCGCAAAATTACATTGCAATAGTGGTGTACTTGAACTAGAAGGAGACAATGTTCACATTTGGAATCATGCGGCAAATGAATGTATGGCTAAATTTACCGCTCATGGTGCTGTAGAACTCTATTTTGATAATAGTAAGCAGCTTGAGACGACGGCTAATGGGATACAGATTAATGATTATTTACTTGCATTAAAAGCAGGTAGTGGATCTGATGCTCATTTACAATTAATAGGTGATAATGGAGCGCAGAATAATGATTTCTTTAGGCTTACCGCTGGTAATGGTATTTCTGCATGGGAAAATTATAGCAGTGGAAGTTGGGCAACAAATCTTCGAGTCAAAGAAACTGGTGAAGTACAGATACCAAATGATACAGGGAAGTATGAATGTGGTTCTAGTGGAGATTTAAAAATCTATCATGATGGAAGTCACTCCAGAATTTGTGCTTATAACGCCGGTAACTTATTACTTAAATCTCAAAATGATACCAAAATAGAATTTGGTGATGACGGTGGTGCGACTGAAGTAGGAATAAATGCTATTAGAAATGGAGCCGTACAGTTATTTTGGAATAATGCAAAGCAGTTTGAAACTAAATCAAACGGTGTAACTGTTCTTGGTGATATAGGTTTTGCAGATGCCGGTGCTGGTATTGACTTCGGTGCAAACAATCATGCGTCAGGAATGGCTTCGGAGAAATTTGACAAGTATGAAGAAGGTTCGTGGACACCTACAATAGTAGGATCAGGCACCGTTGGAACTGCAACTTATGGAAGCAACACAAGAGGAGATTACACAGTTATAGGTAATAGATGTTTTATAAACTGTTATATAGAATGGAGTAATGGTAATGGTTCTGGAAATTTAGGTATTGCTGGCTTTCCTTATGCTGTTAAAGCTTTATCAGCTTGTGATCATACGGGTGCTGTGATGATGGCTAATGTAACTATTTCCAACCCTGATGATGTCACAAGTGTAGTTTCATATACAGGAAATGCTTTAACTAAAGCTTGGTTCTATACAACTAGAAGTGCTGCTAATTGGACAACTGTTCCTTATGACGGTGGAGGTGAAATAATCTTTAGTATGCAATATAGGATTCAAGATTAAAGCATAGACCGTTAGCACGTCTATAAACTACGCACCATTTAAACCTATTTAGCTCGGAGAGCTTCCTTAAAAATGGCAATTACAAAAACGATAGAAAACGATAAGATCGAGGTCACTCAACGCTGGAACGTAGGGATCAGAACCGCAACCATCATTAAAGAAGATGATGTGGAACTTACTCGTTCCTTTCATAGAAAAGTCTTACAACCAGGTACACTTGATGCAAGTGATAACTTGATAGAAACAGATATATCTACAGAAGACAGCCATGTTCAGTCAATCTGCAACGCTGTATGGTCGGATGAAGTTAAAGCAGATTTTAAAGCATTTTTAATAGCTAGCAAATCCACAACTCCTTAATTACCAATGGCACTTACAAAAATCAAATCTGCTGGTATTGCTGATGATGCAATTACTGCTGATAAGTTAGGTGGTGACTTAGACTTCCCAGGTCATGTAAAAGTAATTGATAATAAAATAGTAAAAGTTGGTACAGGAGC